ATACGACCAATCAAGAAATTTTCTGTTTCTAAGTTTGCTGTGAGCGGTCCCAATGCGCCTCCTCCACCACCTGCACCTGGTTTAATGGTGTCTGTGGCAGAATCATACACCAACACATCACCGTTTGAAATGCCTGTTGTGTCCACAAAGTCCACTATGTTGTTCACAGCGTCTGACATTGTTTTCAGTTCTGGTCTTGAATCTTTTATGGAATCTCCGTCTGAAGAAAATTTATTTGAATCTGGTTTACTTGTGGGCCAAGCCATTAGTTGTCCTCCCTTATGCCTGTGTCATCGCTGACTAATTTGGGCAAACCTGTTGCTTGGACATCTATGATACAGTCCATGCGTGTGCGTTTGCCATATGTGTCTATGTTGAATATATTTAATACAGTGGGTGTTGATGTTTTGTCTATGTAGACAATGGGTGTTTGCTTGTCTCCCGCAGAATCATCCAAACCCGTGTAGTGAGGTTGCACAATCACACTGGTTAATTTTCCTATGTTCTGATTGAATGTAAGATTACGCTGTCCCACACTGCCACCCAACGTGCTGGTGTCAATGTCTGATTGATTTATTGTGATTGTGTTCTCTGTTAGGTCAATATCTATTGCCGCTATCTCAGGATCATTCTGTGTGGCACTGTCTTTGTTCAATGTGATTTTGAATTGGAAATATCTGCCAAACACAGCATTCACAGGATCAGTGCCTGGTGTGATCACAGTGGTAGATGCGATATCTATCTGCCCTGTGCTTTCCAATGTAGAGCCTGCAAAGATTGTGATGTCTGGTGGTATTGATGCTGACACATTCACTATGGGATTCCAATTTGCTATCTTGCCTGCGTCTCGAATAGGTGTGGTAAAGGACACACTTGCACTGGGCGTGCCTGCCCAAGATGTAAATGTGCTCCAATTGGTGTATGATGCCCAAGTCTCCGTGGGTAAGGATTTATATGTCCGTGATGTTTTATCAAAATAACCTGTGCCTGCCATTATGGTCCTCCTAAATTAACATTTTTTCCTTGGAACCCAAAATTCTCTGCCAAATAATTTATAAAGCCTTCTAGACCTGAGTTGCTGATGGTGTTGCCTTTTTTGGTGTAAGTGTGTGTTGAAAATCCTGACCAACTGCTTATACTGCCACCTGTTAGGTAAGTTTTTCTTGTGTTGAAAATCCTGACCAACTGCTTATACTGCCACCTGTTAGGTAAGTTTTTCTTGTGCTGAAATTGATATATCTCACTGTGTATTCAGATCCTTTGTATAATGGCACGTTTAATACTTCGTAAATTAATGTAGGAACACCTTTACTTGGCACAATGCTGGTTACCTGACCTGTTTGTGTTTGTGAATTTGGTAATGGGCGGTTTATACCAATCTCTTCCCTAAAGTCATACCTTTTAAAAAACTTGCTACCGTCTGTGTTCAACACTGTGATTTCAATACCGTTGGCATCACCATCTGGAAATGTTGGCGCCATTTGTGCAATTGGCACCATCGTTGTTGAAAAGTTTCTTTTGAAAATTACGTCTGGACCGTTGTCAATCCTTACAGCACCATTCAAGCCGTTTGGAGAAGGTGTCATATTTGTTTTTGCGTTGGTCTGTTTGTTCTGGAACAGGAATGAATCTGCACTTTTGTTTTCATAAATGGCTGTGTTCACAGTTACTATGGTAGGATCTATAAATCTTTCCACAATAGGTTGTGCAGGTTCTTGTTCTCTTTCTGGTGGTGTTTGGTCTGGATTTTGATAGTTTGTGTTCACAGGTTCCTGTGGTTTTACTCTAACTTTGTTGAAATAATGATTAGGTAAAAACACTGGTGGTGGTAATTCTGTTTGTTCTGTTGCGACATGGGGATACACAGTGGCATCGTGTTCAACTGCTTCTATTTTTACATTGCCATTCAATTCCAATGTTAGTCCCATCACTCTAAATGTTTGCTGATTCAATCCTAGTATTGTGTCTGTAACCCTAACAATGTCTCCCACTTCAACATTTAACAATTCTTGTGTTGCCACAAATTGTATCTGTCTTTGTCCTCTGGATTTTTTGTAGATCATTCTTGCAATGTCTTGTGCAACTGCTCTATTGGTCAATGTTTCAAATGTAAATTCTCCTGTTAGGTCTTCATCGTCATCTATTGCTTTGTCACCCGCTGTGCTGAAGAAAACTTGTTGCGAACTAAACTCCAACATAGGGTCTATGTAGTTTACGATAACCTGATTGTATTTTGTGTCTTTCTGTTCACCTGACAGTGTGACAGGACCAACAAGATGATCTTCTGTGATGTCAAATGCAACAGAAACTGTGCTAGATGTAATGTCAGTAGGATGACCACCATCTTCAACTCTTAATTTGTATCTGCCTTCCACGTAAGGTAGATATGATCTTGCACCTGACAACAAAGTTTTACAGTTGTCTAATATTTTTTGTGTGGTATCTATCACTGCGTTGCAATCCATCACACGCCCTGTATTATTTGAAGTAAGATTAGGATCAAAGGTCACTGTTTGTGCCAATTTGTCTGCCGCTATCTTAAAACTGGTTGCGTTTATTTCTTCTTTCTTAAATCCTGCTCCATATCTAGGATTCATAAGATAATCCAACACAATGTTTGCTGGATTACAGCCAACATCACCCGATGTGCTGGTTGTAAATCCTTTTGTTAAATTTGCATAATCGTTTGCTAGGTTTAAACCGCCTGAATGTGTTCTTACATCATAAATTTTTCTGCCGTTCAATTCAAATTCTATTTGTGGTAGTCCACCTCCGTAAGGATTGGCATCTACTTCTTCCTGTGTGGATGCAAACCAACTAAACTTAAATGCAACATATGCCAATCCTGGCATTGTTCTCTGTTTGCTTCGCCAAGTTGGTGAACCTTGCATCAAACTAGATGTAGGTTGCGTTTCTGTGCCATTCATACATTCAAATTGTAGGTTACCTGCATATCTGCCTGCACCACTGAATGTAGTTTCTTTTGTGTAATAAGTGCCGCTGGGAGAAACACCAACAAAGTGCCCGTCGACAAAGATTCTTCTGAAACCTTGTATTTCTCCCTCACACACTGCATAAACCACATACAGATCTCTGTTGTTGGATCCGTCTGTTTCAGCAAATATGGGTGTAGCCCCCACTCGCCTATATCCATACACAACTGGGATTCCAATGTTAGTGCCTGGTTTGGTAAGTTTTACACCTGATGCAATGTTGTCTGCGTCAAAACCACCCAATTCTGGTAAACCAAAAGGTTTTAACACAAAGCCAAACACATCACCCACAAAAGAAGTGATCTTTTTAATTATTTTCTTAAAAATTTTAGAAACTTTCTTGAAAACTTTTTTAATGGGGTTACCACCACCTCCACCTTTGCACTCTGTGACAGGACCTTTGTAGTCATAAGAATTTTCTTCTATGACATTCATGTCTTTGTCGTAAACTATTTTCTTATAAACCTTCATGCGAGCCGTTTATCCCTTTGATGTAGTATTGTCCTATTGGTTGTAAATTTTTTGATCTAAAATATATGTCACCCTTACGCATATAATCTTCTCTTGGTTTGAAGTGTTCATCAAAGTGTAGCACACTGGTAATAACATATGCACATTTTTGTTCTGTGAACCATTTGACCAAACCATCAAAAAGACTGTCCGCCAATTGTTTGGATCGTCTTTCTGGGTGTGTGTATATGAAAAATATTTCTCCATATATCTTAGGATTCCAATGTTTCATTGTCAGCATACCTGCACAGAATCCTATTATATGATCCTGTTCCACAGCAACCAACACATAATATCTTGGATCTATCAATGCGTCTCTTATAACATGACTTAGATGTTCTACATCTATTTCATCGCTACTTGGTAGATCAGCATCCAATGCCTGTGTCTTTATACAATCAATCATGGCATTGATGTCGTCTTTATTCATTTGTCTTATTATCATGCAGATTTCCCCCAATTTATCTCAGACAGTGTTTCATGTGAATATTCCATACCAAAGTCTTGCGGATGTTCTCTTTGAAAGTTTGTCAAATTACTGCGTCTGCCTGATGTTCGTTGAAAATTAATAAATTGACTACTCACTTGCAATGTGACATCTGCGTTATTCACATTGTTACTTACAGAATATGCCGCTACCCTACCTTTGAATAAGAGAAACACACTGTCACCTGCTGAATCACCTTGCAGTTGTTGTGTGATAGGATCTAAGAATCCTCTGTATATTTCTACACTTCTGTTGATTATGCCACTCACACCATACGTGGTAATGTTGGCAGTGTTCAATGCTGTGATCTGAATCTGCACAGAATGTATCTGCACCTCTGAAGTTTCTTGTCCTTCAGACACAGATAAAAAATCACCTTGTGCTTGATATGTGTTGCCTAGATATGAAATATCATAAGGCGCATCTGTCCAATATGTGAATGAACCGTTGGGTAAGTGTATTTTAAGCAGTAAGACGCTGACAAACGAATTGCCTGCAAGATATGAACTTAATGTTGCGGGAAACTCCCTTGTCATTAGATAACCTCCTCAACATCAATCCTACAATTCACTGTGCCATCTGTGTTATATCTATATTCCTGCAAATCATTTGAAAAAATCATTTTGAATGCAACATTGTCATATGACACAGTTGCGGCGTTTGGCACTGCCGCTGTCAAAGGTGGTTCAAAACTGATATGCACATTACCTGAAGAATCAGGAGTTATATCTGTTGTTGCCATGTAAACTTTGTCATGGTTACTAAATTTAATCACATCACCCATGTTTATGATTGTGCCTGAACTCCAACTTGCAAGACTGACTTCAACACTGGTTGCGCCTGCTGTGTAGGATTTTGAATCTGTGCCACCCACTGTGACTGTGCCAGTTGCCGCGCCTGCTGTTCTGCTTGAAATGTTTGTGAGTATAATTTTAAAATCATTCAAAGGTCCTCTTGCCAATGCAACAAAGCCTTGTATCTGTCTAAATTGTTGAAATGTAAGTGCAGGAAAGTCCAGTGTTGCTCTCCACAGTGTGGTTGCCGCACTTGCTCTTATTGTTCTGCCCGAATTTGTTTTTGTGATGGCAGTTATTGTTTCCTGTCTAAAATTTATTGCTCTAAAGTCAATCTCGTTCACATTGGACAAGATTGATGATGATCCGTTGAAAAATCCTATACTAGCCATTTGTCACTCCTACTCTTCCTCTTTGATTTAATGCTTGATTTATTATGCCCACAATGGTTGATCTTCTGTCAACTAACAATTCATCCATGCCTGCCGCATCCACGGTGTTGATGTTAAAGTTTACAGTGACATCTCCACCCATTGCTGAACCACCTGATGATGAATCTGCTTGTGGCATCATGTTGTTTGGAATAATTGTGCCTGATTTGTTGGGCACAAATAATTCGGGGCCCTCTTCGCCAACCACGTATGGTAAATTTTTGGTAACAGGACCACCGTCTGCTAGGAAAGGAATACCTCCACCTCCACCACCACCAAACAGTGCCAGTATTGCTCTTAAACCAATTTCTGTTCTTAATTCTTTGTTTATGTCCCTTTGTCTTTTGAAAACTTTTCTTAAAAATTCTTCCAATGGTTCCAACACAAAAATTGTAATACCCAAATTGATGAAACCTTGGATAAGTGCTCTAAGGGTGTCTTTAACAATGCTACCTAATGCATCACTTAAACTTTTTGTGCCCATTAAAACATCAGTCAATGCCGTTGATGCTGTGCTTCTAAATGTTTCAAATCCGCTAGCGATTGCATCTATGGACCCTTGTAATAGGTCAGCACCTTCTGTGACTTTCTCCAATGCACCAATCAATAAATCGTTGGACATTGCTCTGTTCATTTCGAACAATTTCTTTGTGTTTGCTTCTAATAATTTTTTTAGATCTTCTTTTTCTTTTACCGCGGCTTTTTCTGCTTCTGCTTGTTCATATGCTAACTTATTTGCCTTTGCAACTGCATCATTATGGTCATCATATGCCGCTGTGGATTTTTTTGTGGCTTCTGTGTTTTTATCTGTTTTATCTGTGACATTTGACACACTATTGCCAAAGTCATCATACATAGGTGCATTTGGATCCACCTTGTTAAATTCTGTGTCTAATAATCCTAAACTTTCACGCAGTTCTCTCGCTTTTCTACCAATACTGTCAAATATTAGTGCAATACCTGTAATAACTTTTATTACCCTTCTGCTTGTGGCTAATAAAATACCTAAAATTGCCTCTACTTCTGCAAGATTCTCTCTTAAAAATTTAAAGGCGTCAACTGCTTTTCTAATACCTTCTGCAAGTGTTTCACCAATGTCTTTACTGAATTCTTCTATTGCCTCTTCATTGCTATTCAATACTTCATTCAAGTCGCCAAATTGCGTTTTTAATTCTTCAAAGAATCCATCTGATATGGCTTTCTGCACCTTGAACAATTTATCTTGAAGCATTGATATCGTTCCTGTAAGTGTGTTTGCAAATTCATCTGTGGCATTACCAAATTGACCACCTTTACCAAACACTCTTTGGAATGCTTCTCGTGTTTCTTCAACACTTACCTTAGCACCTTCCTTGAATCCTAATAATGCCCTTACACCTCTTTCTCTAAAGATGTCTGCGGAAGCAATACCACCTGCAAATGCTCTTTGTATCTGTTCTGACGTTGTTCTGAAATCAAGTCCAGTCACCGCCGCAACATTACCCACAAGTTCTAAGTTTGTGGATAATTCGTCTGCGTTTTCAGAAATAACAGCAAGGTTACCTGCACCCTGTTGTATCTCTTCAAGTGTGAAAGGAACTTTAGCGGCGAAATTTACCAAGTTGTCAAATGCTTTTGCACCTTCCTCAGCCGTTCCAAATAAGAACTTGAATCTTAATCCTAGTTCTTCTACTTGTTGACCAACATTGACAACACTCTTAACAATCCTAGCCGCTCCAAAGGCACCAAGAGCCGCAACTGCTGTCTTTGCCAATGCACTAGTCTTCATAAGACTAGAATTGACATTAACAACTCCTGCTTTTGTTCTTTTTAGTGCCGCAGTTGTTTTATCTACGACGACTAGTTCTATGTTTATTCGTTCCGCCACTCTTCATTACCTTCTGTTGTTCGTCATGCTCTAATTTAAAATACGCACTCCAAAGTTGTATTTCTAGGATGCTAAACTGCATAACTTCTTCTATTGACTTGCCTAATTCTTTAGCAATACGCAACAATAGAAATAGTTCAACATCCTCTCTTAGTTTTTTGCGACTTCATCCACACTTCTGTATTCGGTAGTCGCCTTGTTAATTGCACTTGCAATTTTAATTAACACAGCAGGATCCACATCATGCATCAGTGTCTGCTTGTCAAATTTTGAAAACAAAGGTTTACCTTCTGGATTCAATGCTTTTTGCAAAATACTTTCAACTAATGCTTCTGCCACTTTGCCTTCTTGTTGCAGTTGCATTATTTTTGATTCTGTTGCAAAGGAATAAGTGCCTTTATAATAGACATCTTGTTTCCATTCTTCAACTGCGACCTTGTGAAGTTCACCGTTGAGTTTGTTTCTGAAATGCTCTTTAGCATTTTTTAGTATATTACTCATTTTAGTTTTCTCCTATTTTTTAAACTACGCACTGTGGGTCGTAATATTCCCCTAGGTGCTTGTTCTGATCGCCCTCGTTCTAATAGTCCAATATAAGGAACGCGGTTAACGATATGTGTATTTTTACCTTTTCGTTCAACACGCCATCCCTTTCTGGCTCTACCTTTTTTGATTGGAGTTAATTTCTTTGCCTCAATCAAAATTATGTTTGCCACTTTGGTGCCTATCTGCGATATGTCTTTTTTAACCGCAGATAGCACCGCATTTATGTTTGACACTTTCGCTGTAAACATTATAATTTCTTATGTGTTGTAAGCGTCTGTGTTCAATGGTCCTGTGCCTTGGAAATTTACAGTCACAGTAACCAAGTCGTCAAAACTTGCTGTTCTTGATACCGAAGTAACGATAACATTTCCTGCAAATTTTTTGCCCGCGCCGTCGTTTGGATAGAATTCAACTCTAAGAGCCGTATCCGTGTCTGGTTGAAAAGCGCCTAAAGCCAATTGAGCAGTAGTGTCGTCGTAGATACACTCCATTGAACCTGTGAATTGATGTAATCCACTCTTAAAAGTTCTAGCGGCATCTGACATCACAGTGTCCTCAATAACATCTTTAGTGTGTTCAACTGTCCAAGAACGAACTTCTGCAACGGTTGTTTGACCGGCACTATCTGCACCTACAGATACTTTGCCGTTCTCGCCTGTATATGTTGCCATATTAGTCCTCCTTTAGATTGTTAGGTAAAATTACATCTTCACCTTCATCGTCGTCAGTGATTTCAATCACATCGTTCAACTTTGGTGTTGTTGTTTTCTTACGCTTCTTTTTGGTTGTTGGTGAAGTCACTTGTGCCTCAATACTCATTTTGTATTTTGACCCTTGTGACGCTTTCTGACCCAATGGAATATCATCAAATAATCTCCATCCCTGATCAAGAAATCTTAAAACTCTGTCTGCTTCTACTTGCACAACTTCTTCGTTGTTGTCAATCATTTTCACATATTTTACTTGCATTACACTGCTCCTTTCGTAAATGAATATCTAACTTCTGCTGTCATTAAAAACTCTCCCAATGGTGGAGTTCTATCAATTATTTCTACAGAAGTTATGTGTGTCGTCGCCGCCCTCAATGTGTTCAATTCTCTTGTTCTATCTGAATTCAATGTTTCTTCTATTCTTTCAATCAATTCATTTCTTTTTTGGTCCACTGTGGTCACAGATCCTGATCTTCCATCTGCTCTCACATAACCTCTAATGTTGACCTGTATTGTGCCTCTTCTTGCTCCACCCATTGCATGGTCTTCTCTGACTTCATTGCCTGTGGTTACAAGTATTGCAGGAAATTGTGTAATTGCTAATTTTAGTATGTCAATAGGTTCACGTGTGACAAAAGAAGGTCTTGGTGAATTCATGTCTGTTAAGACATCTATGATATTAGTTGTTGCGTTTTCTCTGTTTGACATCTACTACCTTTTTAGGCGTAGATAATGAGTTGGTTCTTTTTCATCGTCTGTGACAGTGCCTGATGAATCCAAATCATATTCTATGCCGTCCCTCAACACAAGATCAAATTCGCGTTCATACTCTTTACGATAGAACTCCATCTTTCTTTCAAAGATATCTTGATCTGCGTCAAATTTTGCTAATTTTGGATAGATGTGAAACCCTAATGCTTGATAACAAGCCGCTCTTGTCAATTGGCTTGCTGTGTATAAGTCATCATCTGGTTCGTTGTTGCCACCTGTGATGTATTTGAGATCATACAGACCTGACATATGAGTGGGCCACCATCTAATGCGTAAATCACGGAACACATCGTTCTGTGCTTTTGTAATTTCTTCGCTGAAGTCTGGTATACCAAATCCTAAGATGTCTGGTTCGTATTGTGTAAGATCTGCAATGGTTAAAAGTGTTGCCATAATATGGGTTCCTGCCCTTTCCGTTAATTCAAGCAAGTTCTACTTGCCTTGATATGATTATTTATTCTTCTACTCAAAAAGAAAGGGCGAAAGTTTCCTAACGCCCTTCCTTGTATGCCTAGCAATATAAATTGTAGACTGTTATTTATTATAACGATGCTTTTCCTAAAACACCAACACCGTATTCGTCAAATAGTTCTGCTGTTGCATAAGCCATTGAACCTACGATTTCGTCCGCTCTTAAAGAAGCGTCTCTTTGAGACTCAACTCTGATGTTTCTCTTAATCATGTAACCTATAGCATCTTGTGTGAATGCACAACCTACAAAATTACCTGTTCCTGAAGTTGAATCGTTAGTGTCTTTACCAACATTGTTTGATTCTAGGATGATTGCTCCTCCGATTGAACCAACAACACCTGAAGTAAGAACTGTGTTACCTACTTGTGGTGGATTTGCCATGTTAGTGTTTCCAGCACCTGCTAATTGGATCTTAAGATCCATTGCTTGGAATGGATGCAGAACTACAAATACTTGTCCTCTAGCATTTTGTGATCTTAATTGACCAACTGCTTTGAAGATAGTCTCTGCTGTGATACCGTCACCTGCCGCACCAACTCTGTTTGAGAATGATGGGAACAATGCCGCGATTTCACCGTCTACTTTGTTAACCATTGCTTCACCTAACTGTCTTCCAATAGCCGCCGCAACATCTTCTTGTGCAGTTTCTTTTGCAAGGTCAGTTAAAGTTACCTTAGCACCTCTTTCAGCCGCTGACATCGTGATTGATGTAGTGTTGAAAGCCGTGTTTGCTGTTAAGTCCGTTCCGTCAGTTAAATCACTTGCAGTGATGGCAGGATATTTTGGAACCTGTGCTGTTAAGCCTGGAGTTCCTGTCATGTCGTAATTTCTTACAACAGGTCTGATAACTGCTTGTTCACTGTATGTGTATAAAGCCGACTGAACGATGTTTGAGTATAGTTCGCTTACTATCGAACTTGTTACTTCATTTGCCATTTTATTTCTCCTTTGTTATAAAATGTTAAACAGAGATCCCTTTGGATGCCATGATCTTTCGATATTGCTCCCTGTGTTCAGGATTACTCATGTTTAGTTTGCTTATATCGTTGTCTGTCACAGTCTGTTGCTTGCCTGCTCCTTGTCCTGTGCCTGACCCTGAAGGTCCTGCTGAGACAAAGTGTGGGTTTGCTTGAAGAAACTCCTGCACCAAGTCTTTAACTTGTATCGGTTCGCCTTTGTCATTATAACGCACTTGACCCGAGTTTGTGTCTATCACATCAACTGTGCCTGTTTCATTCAACTTCAATTGTTGTTTTAAAAGTTGTGTCACCTGATTAGGATTAACCGCTTTTAAATTTGAAGCCTCACTTAACAATGCTCCGTCAATCTTAATAGAAGTAAGTTCTGACTGATATTGGCTTATTTTTCCAGCAAATTTGTCTGCTTGTTCTTTCAACAATTTTTCAAACTCGCCTCTTTTTTCCAAATCAGTTTGTCTTGCCTTTTCTTCTGCTTCGACCAACCTGTTGTAGTGATCAACATCAATGCTTCCATACTTTTTATCGTATTTGGCTTTTTCCTTTGCTACTCTTTCTGCAACTATTTTATTAACTGCTTCTTGAGAGAAAGTTTCAGTTTTTTCTTCACTGACTGTTGTCTGTGCCTGCTGTTCATTTACAGGTGCAGTGTCCTGTGTTTTTACCGCTTGTGTTTCTGCGTCCATTATGTCCTCCTTTGTATAATGAGTTAGAGTGCCCTCCATGTGTTTACAAACACATTAGAAACTTATTTATTATCTTCTTTTCTTTTTGCCCCTTGTCGCTGGTCTTCTTGAACCACTACGACGAGATGACATCTTTTTTTTACCTCTAGTTGCCATTATGCGTCCTCCTGTTCTTAGTTTAAATTTTCTCTTTGACGGTCTTGGACCAACCAAAGAAGAAACTGCTGATGCTGATGTTATCGCCATGCCTTCATACTCCAGTATGCTGGTGATAATGTTTTTTGTCCTTTTACTTTGTCAAGCACAGCACCCATTCTTGCCAAAAATGATCTTTGTCTTGCAGGATTATTTTTCTTAATAGTCATGCCTTTTTGACCAAAGTTTATTTTTTTGACATTGCCTGTGCGTCTGTCTCTAACAAACACTTTAAATTTTTTTACATCACCTCTGGATGGTGTGTTAAGTTTTACTGTTCTACCTTGATATTTTGCCATGTATCCATGTCCATATCTTTTTAAAAAAATCTTTTATCTTTTTCATTATTTTCTCCTGTTTGCTCTTCTTCTTATATCAAGGTCGTGTTTCCTTGAACCTCTCAATAAACTGTTCACTCTGCCCATTGCCCATTGATTCATTCCTACGCCTGGTCTTGAACCTGCACTAAGGAAAGCACCTTGTCCTCTTCGGTAGACGGATCTAAGGTCAGCAAGATTGAATGTCTTGCTTTTGTTTGCTTTTGCTCTTAATGTTTTAAGAGTCGATGCTTTTAATGGTCTACTTCTTTTTTTTGCCAAGATTCATTCTCCTTTGTATTAGACTACGCGGCACAGTTTTACCTTGTTTGTAAAGTCTTGATATTTGATTGATGACACTTGCTAATTGTGTTCTTCTGCCACCCTTAACACCTGATAGATATTTCTTTGGAATACCTGTGCTTTTATCTTTTGCTACTCTTCTTCTCTTTGCCATCTGAAGTCCTATTCTTCATTTTGACCAGTCGTGAATAATTGTGCTAATTCTGGATGTAATGATTTTATTTCTTCGTCTGTGTAACCTGCTTCAACCATTTTTCTTAAATGCATCACCATGTCATTCAGATCAGTGATTGGTGCGTGTTGCATCATGTCTTTCGCAGGTTGTTCTTCCGCCATTGCCTCTTTGACTTCGTCATAAGTTTTTTCTGTGATTGTTTCAATAATCATTCTATCAATTTTTTCTACAATCATAGGATCTGCTGGTTTGGCGTCTTTTGCTATTTTTAACACTGAGATATCGTTCGCTTTGTCCTGTATTGAAAAGGATCTTGGATATGTTATTTGACCTTCAAATGTTTTGCCTTCCAAAGCACTCCAAAGGTCCCAAATCTGTTCTTCTGCGTGTTCTAGATTCATTGCAAAATCTGCCAATTTAGCATTAAGCATTTGGAACTCTGTTTGTAATCCTATGCCTGATAATCTTCTAGACTCAACTGATCTTATTCCACCCAAACACGCCATTCTGTCTATGGCATCTACTTTTCTCTGTATAGATGATAGCACAGATTCAATTGACGATCCATTAGGCTGTAAAAGGTATGGCTTTAAACCTGGATCAAGGTTTTGTGGTAGTTGCACAATTGAACCTGCGCCTGCACTTGCTTCGGTGTCCGCTGTCTTAACCAAAGTTGGATGATTGGTTAATCTTATAATTTGTTCTATCTCTGAATATTCTTCATAAATCATTCTTTGCTGATCAGCAATATCGCCCACAGCACTTATACCAATACCTCTTATGTTTGATCTTTTTGCATACACACAAACAGCAGGTATTTTGCCTAATGTGTTTGGTATTGTTTCGATATATTCACCTTTCTTCTCTTTGCCATACAATTTGTATACATTGATTTCTGTAGGTGTGTATTCTCTAATAAATTGTTCGTCTTCAATTACTTCTTCTTTTACTTTAAGATACGTCAGTTGGTATAAACCATTTGCTTGTCTTTCATATTTCCAATCCAACACATTGTCTGGGGTAAACATTGAAACAT